ATCCCATAAAATTCTGTACCATTATTATAAGTAACACCTAGTACAATGTTTTCGTATGTTTTTCTTGTATCAAAATATAAATTATCAGCTTTAGATGTATATGTTTTCTCATCCGCAGTATAAAAATCTATATCATTAAATGAATATCCTATTGTAGCGTATTCATTTCTTAATGATATGTTACCTGTTACACCCTGTTGCTGGCAGTCATCAGTTCCCCAACAATCATCATAGTCATAACTATAATCTGTAATTGCTACAGAAACATAATCATCTTTATATCTTGCCGTGAAATTTTCATACAAGTCTCTTTCATTGTTCGTATTCATTACAGAGCCATTATCACCATAAGCATATGCAATATTGAATCTTTGCGTAGACGCTGACAGTAGTGCTGAGTCAGTGCCTCCTCGTACATTGAACCCTGGGGTGATATTATCCTCAATGAAAACAGTCCCACCGAGAGACCCTGAGCCATACAATGTGCTGTTAGAGCCGTGTGATACCGTTACTTGTTCTTGTCCAGTAGGAATGATATGTCCGAAGTCATACCAGCCCGTGCTAGGATCATTGACAGGCATACCGTTGCGATATACTGTGGTGTGAATAGTCTGTGCTCCTCGTTCACGAAAGCCAGAAAAACCTCCCATACCACCTTGAGTAAATGGTTGGTCAATACTGATAGTTTCGATAAGAGAAAAATCTAACTGTGTGTCAGTTGTAATTCTATTTAAGTTAGAACCTAGTACTACAATTTCTTCAATCGGCTGTGCATTTACTGAAGATGCAAGCAGAGCCATAACAAATAATTTTTTCATGTGTTTTTACTGCGATTAGGAGTTAAAAAAAGAGGGGCGAATCGCCCCTCCAAGATCACCAAGCTAGAATTAATCTTCTTCAGCTAGGGAAGCAAAGTAACTCAATGTATCTTCTTCATCATCTGTACTAGACTTAACAGATACAGGACTTGCAGATTTAACAGCCATCAAATCTTCTACATCGTCATCACCCGTCTGTTGGGCAATAGATTCAGCAGTAGTGACTTTTGCACCACCTGTAAGCACCTGATTAAGTTTAGCTTTCAACTCATCATAAGTTTTGAAGTTCTTAGGATCAACCATCTCAGCCAGTGAGTGTTGCTTACCCCAGATTGCTTCAATCTCTTCATCGCTGTTTGCAACAGCACTTGGAGAAGACTCAAATTCAGACTTATCATAGTTACGATATCCCTCAACTTGTCTTGCCTTCAACTTGAAGTTAGAACCTTCCCAGAAATCAAAAGGATTTACTGGAGTTTCATCTTCAAACTCTGGTTGCATGACATCTTTAATCTTATCAAAGATTTTCTTACCAAACTTGTAAAGCATTACCTGACCTTCATTCTGAGGGTTAGCAGGATCCTTGATTACAAGAATGTTAGCATAGTAAGACAAACGGCGCTTTTGCTTTCGTGCAATATCTTTGTTTGCTTCTACACCACTGTTCCACAACTCGCTGTTTAGTTCAGACACAGGATCAGGCTGACCCATAGTTGTGAGAGAATTTTCAATGTACCACTTGCCTGTGGGACCTTGAAAGCCATGATTCCAGATGCGAACCCAAGGTAGTTCTTCACCTTTAGGTGGGGCAAGAAAACGAATGATTGCATATCCATTGCCAGCAGAATCTACTGACAGCTTCCATTCATTGCTATCGTTATTGCCTTGTTGTTTAGGGGAATCAATTTTTTCGACCTCTTTCATTAGATTATCGAAAGAGCCTCTTGCCTTGCGCAAGTCTGAAAGTGAATTAAACGACATATTTGTTTCTCCGTATAAGCGTTGTATGTTTGTGTATTGTCCTATATCAGCGGACACTACTATTTATAATGCATTTCACCAGCGATTCTAATTCTATCGCTAATTTGGGTAAATGGACGATACTTCTTAACTAACAAACTAATGTCTTGTAAGAAGATATCATCATTGTCTATATTAACATAATTATAGAATTTGTCAAGTATTACCAGCGTTTCTAAGCAAATCATTTGACCAAAGTAGAGTCTGAATACCAAAGGGTGCTTACCGTTATCAGCAAAAAATGGTGATTCAATATTATCTTTCTCCATCTCATAATCTATCTTTGCAATATCTTGTTCAAAAGTATAAGCGAAATTAGTATTTCTAGCCTTCCATGTTTCATATCTTTCTTTGGATTGAGTATCAAATATACCACCCCATCTATCTCCAGAAACAAAGTTAGCAACTAAAAAATTTATTGCTTCTTTTCTTGTATAGTCTCTAGCAATCTTACGAATAGATAAAAGGTCTTTTCTTTTTAAGAAAGCCTTTTCACTTGCCCTTACTGCTCCCTTAGTTTTTGTTATATCATAGTCTTTTGTGGTGAAGTGAAGTTTAAGTGCTAAATATAAACGATATACTTCAAAAGGTTCCATTAATTTGTCTCATATCCTACTGCATAATTATAATCAACATAATCCTTTTTACATTTGAGACTGCACTCAACCCAAGGACTATTTTTCCAACTTGAAAATAGTTTTTTCCAAAGTTCATGGTTCAAAACATTCTCTAATGAGTTTGTTTTTACAGATAGTTGTTCTCTGTACATAGCAAAGAAACTATCCTGATAATTTATTGTCTTGTCTCCGTCAGTCATTGCAACATAAGGGAAACTTGTCCACGAACAAGGATGTAAAGTTCCGTCAGCACTTAGATACATGCCTCTATTACCAACCAAACACAAAGGTAATATATTTCCTATAGGAGCAGTTGATTGAAATAGACTTTCATTTGTAGCCATGTAATCATCAATAGGCTGTAAACGATCTGTGAGTTTGTCAGTATGTCTTTCATAGCGATTTGTTTTACTGATATATTTCTCATCAGGTTCTAACGGATCTTTGGGACCATATGCATCATATTTGCTTGCAAACTTTGTACTCTTTGTCCATTGTATAGAATCACACCCTACATCTGTTGCAAGATTAGTCATCTCATCAATATGAGATTGATTGAATTTAAAATAGATTGCCGCCCAGACAACAAACGCTTTTGACATGTGACCCATAATATTCATGCCTGTCATGATACTATCCCAATCACTGTTCACTCTATACTTGTTGTTTGATTCGTCATCAAATCCATCAACACTAAAATTTACTGTGTCGTATTCATTCAATGTACGAGCAAGTTTAACCCACCACTCTTCCTTCTTATAAGAGCCATTAGTAATAATGAATATGTGACAGTTCGGCTTTATTCTTTTGATGTATTCGCAGATATCTATTAAGTCTCGGCAATAGATTGGATCACCTATATCGCCACAGAATGTAAAACGCTTCACATTATCTTGAATAAACTTAGGTGTGAATGCGCTCATAAACTCAACAAGCGTCCATTCTTTGTTAGTCCAAGAAGTAGCAGGCAGTTCTGTTCTAGGACAGCGAGGACATTTTAAGGTACACTTAGCACTGATTTCAATGTGCCAGTGATACAACTGCCAACCATAATCATTATTCAAGGAGCAATCCTAATAAAAGTTTCATCACTAAAAATAAATCTATATATTTCAGTCGCCACATATTCAGGACTTAGATGCGGCATATCATAAAGATTATCTATTGGCTTGTGATTAACTTTATGACGGTTATTGTTAAAGTTTGTTTTAGTAAGTCCTAGTCTCACTTCCTTTATAGTGCTTGTAGGATATTCTAATTGTAACATCTCACCAAACTGTTGTAAAGCATTTTTTGTAAGAGAGTATACCAAATCACCAGGATAATATTGATCTATGTTAGTGCTTGTTATGTTGACAATAGTAACATTTTCATTGCTTTGTATCGCTAACTGAGAAAGTCGCATTGCACTAATTAGATTAGTGTTAATGATCTTTGTCCAATGCCCGAACAAATGGTCAGCAAAAGGAACCTTCCCTCCCATGTCATGTCCAGCGCAATTTATTAGAATGTCTGTATTATCAAAAGGTAAATCCGTCAAGAAAGATGCTTCGGGGTAATCTAGATTAGCAATCTCTCTAGTTACTCTGAATACTCGGTGCTCGATCTCTAAAGCATCTGCTAAACATTTACCAACACCACTGGATGCGCCTGTAATAATAATATTCAAAACGGTAACTTCATTGTCTTTTCTTTCATCAAGTTAAGAGATTCTGCCTCCACCTTGATTTTTTCTTTAAGAGAAGGCGTGACTAGTTTTTTGACCGATTCAATTTCAATCTCTTGCTTTACACAATATTCAACCAAAATGTCAATTAGGCTACTATCTGTCTTGTGCGCCTTCTTTTCAATATGCTGAGAAAACTCAACCTGTGTTTTGAATTGTTTCGTTATAAGAAACACATCGGTCACTTTTGACTTATCAGTTAAGTCATTATCTACTACTAACTTATGCATTTAATTTTTTCCATTTTTTAATATAATCTATCACATCAAATTTTCCTTCGATGAATGGTTTGTCGCAAAAAGTTTTTTCTGCTTCACCGGGTTTATCAAATTCATGAATGTAAGGGTGGTCAAACGCTTTTGCAATTTCAAGAATAGTTTTAGGATCGCCCTTACCCAACATGACATAATCAGGACGCTTTGAGGGAGTAAGCAAAAGCAATTTAACTATACCCGCTATAGCATCTGAAACAAAAGTAAAATCTCTTGACTTTCTTCCACTTCCATATATTCTTAGTGGTTCATTTTTCAATATTTGATTTTTAAAACTCCTGATTACAGTACTATGTTCTCCATAGTCTGCTTCTCTAGGACCATACACATTATAAAAATATAACAAATGACTTTTTATACCCCACAATTTTTTATACAGTTTTATATTTTCTTCTGCTATTGTTTTTCCAAATGTATATGGATTTGAGTAGACACTTGAAGAAAGTCTACTTGAAGATTGTGCAAAATATAATGGACACTTATACTCTCTTGCCCATTCACAAACAGCCACGGTAGGAACTATGTTGTTTAAAATAGCATCTTTAGGGTCTTCCATAGAAAGACGGACTCTAGGAGTATTTGCTAAATGTATTATTCCATCAATAGGGGTATCAGTTGCGATATTAACATCTTCTACCGCACAATGCAAATACTGCACAAAGGGGTGATCTATTACATGTTTTCCATTTCGTTTGTCATCAACAACAGTTACACAACATTCCATGGCTAACAGAGCCTCAACTAAATGAGATCCTATAAATCCGCATCCACCGGTAACAACATAATGAGACATCTGTAGCATAATTATTTCATCTTATAAAAAATGTGTGTATCTACAACTGCTACCATTGGCATACTTTTAGACCAGTTAGGTTGAACATAATTCGCATGATAATGTGTAGCTCCATCAGTAACATCTATATCCATATTATATACTAGATCAGCTAACTTGTAAATGCTTTCATAGGTTTTATGGTCATATATCTCATCAGACTTACCATCGCAATACCAACTAAACTGGCACTGATTTAAGAGAGGGACTTCTCTGCCTTGTTGAAGATGCCACTGACTTAATTTTGCTTGATATACAACACCACAAATAGTGTCTGGAAAATTAGGACTTTCTACTCGATTGAGTGTGACACTAGCAACTGCTACTTTTCCAAAAACACTTTCTCCCCGTGCCTCAAAGTAAATGTTTTTTGCTAAACAAATTATTTCACTGTCTAATGCGGGGATTATTATTTCAGGATGGGTAGGCTCAAAATCGACAGCAATGATATCTGATTCAACTTCAATGGGTTCTTGCTCAAACAAAAAAGTTCCTGTTACGAACCCTAATGCTAAAGTTAGTATATATGAAATAATTCTCATAAAACCTCCTTAGTTTAAGAGGCCCGTTAAGGTGGGGCCCATACCTTTAAAACTACTTAGTGTTTACCACCAGAATTACTTACAAAAGAATTCATTTGGTTACATAACCGCTGAGTATCCTCAAAAGTAGGATATTCGGGTAAGGTAGGATACTCAA